GATGACCCACAGCGTTCACACGGCAAGTGCCTCACGAACTCGCTTTCGGAGTTGTTCGTAAGCATTTGCTTGAGCTTGGTGATAGTTGAACCAGGAGTCAAGGGCTAAGAAGAAACCCCTGACGATGTTCTCAGTAATCTCCGGGTTTTCTGCTTCAACATCAGCTAGCAAATCGCTGAACTGTTGCTCGTAAAACTCCGGCGTGCCGTAGGTCAGGTGAGCCATGTGATTGGAATGGTGGAATAAGAACACCAAAGGAACCCGTACTTTTCGGCCCATTTGGCGTAGGTGGTCTTTGATCCTTTGTTGATCTTGTTGTATGGAGCTTGAAAGACAAAGCGAATATCTAGTTCAGGATTGCTCTTCTTCACAGCGAGCATCTTCCTTCGATCTTCTACCGTCAGCCTTCCCTTGACTTCCAAGTAAATGCCATTAGGCAAAACGAAGTCAGGGGTGTAATTGCACTGGAGAATATAGGGAACCTTTGTTGACTCGTATTCGTATTTGACCTTCAAGCTGGAGAGCAGATCAGCGACCTGCTGCTCCAAGCCTGATCGAAACATCAGAAGTCGTCGTCCGTGTCCTCCGTGACCACAGGAGTCACGTTCGGGTCATTGGCTTTGTACCCCTTGGTCTGCCCAAACAGAGCAGCCACTTCGGTTTCACCAAGGTCACCCGTATCGACAGCAGCACCGCTGTTGAGGGCAATCACTTGGATGCCCACCAGCTTCAGACTGGTGCCGTAGGTGACGCCATCTTTGAGCACATAGGGCTTTTGACGAAAGGCCAGCTTCACCTTGGAGCCGCTGTACAGGGGAGTGCTTTCATCGGTGATGGGGGTGCCCTCCGAATCGACCACAGGGGGACGGGTTTCGTCGTTCCAGTTGAACTTGACTTTGTATTTGCCTTCGCTCACTTCTTCCCAAGGTTCAGGCTTCAGCACGCTGCGCTTGGGGTTCTTCAGTTTCGATTCAGCCCATTTCAGGGTTTCAGTTCGATCCGCTTCCAGCAGTTCGATCAGATGGTCGTCTACCAGGGCTCCAAGCGAGTAACCAAACTTGGAGGGTTTCATGATTGCCTGATAGCCCTCAAGGACAACAGGATCTTTGGTGACGTGAACAGTTTGTGCCATTAACAGAAAAAGTAGGTGGATTCAATCACGGATTCGGCCTCAAGGCCGCCGATGATCGGTGGGTCTGATTGGGCACCAATTTGGTTTCCCCAATCAGTTAAGTAGTCGCGCTCTGCAAATAAGTGCATGTAGGTCTCCCGTACCAAAGTGGACAGGATCCCCATGTCAGTAGCCCTGCACAGCACTGAGTCGTGGATCAATGCAATCGGTGCATTGAACCGAAGGGTTGACAGGTGAAGCAGCGATGCATCCAAGGAATGGATCAGGTTGGGAGCTGTTGCGTTTTTATGATGAGACAAATCCACCTCGTCGGTTTCTCCAACAGCGGCGGCAATCTTGCACCGACCCAACAGTTGCAGCTCAATCGATTGGATTTCTTTTTTCATCAGCTTTTGTGTGACGACAAACCCTGATGGGGTTGTCCACTTCAGCTCCTTAGCGCCCGATCGGATTGCTTCTGCAACCTGCTCTTCTATCCATTTCATCACAGCCATAGGACCAGGGACCACCTTGTTCATGGCGTCCCGTACAGCCTTTACGGTTGCGGTGAGATCGTCCTTTTCAACCTCAACACCTTTCTCCTTCAACGCCTCACGAATGTACCCACGGTTGGAGTACGGCTTGGCGTTGTAGGGGATGGTCATGACCGTTCGTTTGGTCACTTTGCGGTCCATGTACGGCTGCACCGTGGCAGGTACATGGGGCCTAGCAGCCTCTGCAATCACCTTGTAAGCATCTTGTGGTCGCTCGCTAGGCAAGACATTCACAAGACGTGCTGTAGAGGCATCTCGGGCCAATCCAGCAAGGATCTGCAGACCGCTGCAGGTTGCATCAGTGGCGACCATCAACCCCGTGTGCTGACGATCACATTCAAGGATGCAGTGGTAGTACTCCTCACAGGCAGCCAAGAACTGCCAAGGCTCTTCCGCTGCTTCCCATTCACTGAGATTGTCGATGGGGTCTTTCGCAACCCGCCGGATCAACTCTTCGTTTTCAGCCACCCATGTCAGCCGTTCCTGCATGGGGGCTTTGTCCAAGCCGTAGGTGGTGGCGACCTGAAAGGCCAGCCAATCTTCGGCTTCATGGGTTAGGAATGACTCCTCGTAGAAGCGCAACAACGACTTGCCAAAGTCGGTGTCTTGAGGGGTCAGGAACGCAGGGATCGGGTACGCCCGTCCTCGATAATCAAACGACCAAGGGATGAAGAACTTCTCCCGCTCCTTGAAGATCTGAACAGCGTTCATCGTCATGCGGGTCCGCACGTTGCGTTCAAACGCTTGGGCGTTGATGTTTCTCACCTCCGCTGCCCGCCTCCTGTAATCCTTGCGAGAGTCGTAGTTCTCAGCAATGTCTACAGGCTTGGGAGGCAAAGGTAATTCGACAATCGGGACAAACTTGCCAACTGAGATCTGCTTCTCCAGAAGCGTCTTAGCCACCCCAACAATGAACGGGTTGAGGCGGTAGGCCACCTTTTGAATCTTGTTCAAAAAGGCGATGGGCGTTTCTCCCTGTATACGGGTGGGATCGCCCCGACGCACCATGTCATGGCCCCGCATGACTTCGTTGAGCAGGTAACCACCGCAGTGGTCGCTGCTCCAATCGTTGGGTTCGATCAACATGGGCCAAGCCAACGGGCTGAACAGCTCGGCCTGGCCCACCACCTGATCCTTGATCTCCAGAAACTCTGGAGTGGGGACGACGAACTGGGGGGTCTTGTTGCCCACCCGTTTGGCCTCCCGCATGAACCAGTTGGTGGATTCGCAGATGCAATCCAGCAACCAGCCCCCCAGCTTGATGCGGTTGGCGCGGCCCCAGGCTTGCCAATGGGGCACGTCGTAGCGGTTCATCAAGGTGCTGATCACCTTCACCTTTTGGTGCGTGCCAATGGAGCGGTGCCAGTAGTTCTCCTGCAGGGTGTGCAGCAACCCCGGCACCTCCCGCTCGTAGTGCCGCATCATGCACTCCGCTTCCAGGGCCGCCCCGATGGCATCGGTCACGTTCTGGATCTGGGAGCTGGCGGGTTTGACCCCAAACACCTTGTCAAAGGTGACCTTGCAGGCAATGGCAGCGGCCACCTTCGCTTCCACATCCGTGAGGTACTGCTTGATCTCTGCAAAGGCAACCCCAATCTTGCCTTCGTGGATGCGGTTGTTGGTTTCTTCGATCCGTTTCACCACCAACGGAATCAACGTTTGGATGGACGCCACGCCGTACACCGACGCACTGGCGTACTCCTTGTCTTCCAATCGTTGCGTGTTGTCCCGTAGCTGCTTGAGGCCTTGTCGGATCTGATCGCGTTCCAATCGGATCTGCTCATCGATCTGAGCCGGTGTGGGCATAGGCGTGAGTGTGAAGAATTATGTAAGAATTGGACTCGACTGGGCGCCTAATTTGTGCCCAAGTGGAGAGATTGAAAACCCCAATAAAAACGGGAGGTTTCCCTCCCGAAAGTGCCTGTCTAATGCTGAGGTGGATGCTTAACGAACTGTGATTTTGAGTCGAGTCCGTCTACCAATTCCGGCACGCTCCCAAGGGATTCCAGCGATTCTCAACGTTGAGACCGCTTGGGAAATTCATGATAGCAGCCGAAATCTCCACTGCTTTAGACGGACCTAGATACGCACGTCGCCTTGCGTGCTGACCCCACCTGTGTTATGGACGTACCGCTCGGTCATGGCCACTGTGGAGTGACCCATGGCGAACTTAACATCCATGATCGGAGAGCCTGCCGCGATGCGCCAGGTGCCGTAGGTGTGGCGGAACGTGTGGAACACATGGGCATCGGTGATGCCATCCACACGGGTCTTGACCACAGACTTCACCGGATTAAATGCCCGGTTGATCTGTTGTCTGTTGATCCAGTCCTCTCCAAAGATCAAATCGTTTGCGTCCTTGTGGAAGCACAAACGCTCGGCAAGTTCATGAATCCGCTCTGGCAATTGAACGGTTCGGTAGTTGCCCGTCTTGGTGATGGAGTCCTTCGTACCACCAACGTGGATCAAAGGTACGTTGAGTTTGTAGTCAAAGTCCCGGCGCTTTAGCTTGCGGAGTTCTTGTTGACGCAGCCCTGTGTAGGCCGCAAACAACATCAAATCCGCCAACTTGTGACGCTCGGTCTCTTTGGCGTACCCACACAACTGCTCGACATGCTCTTTGGTGTACCACTCGGTACGGCCCATCGTTTCTGCCTTGCGTGGGATGCGTGGCATCTTGGCGAGCATGTCGTGATCCAAGCACTCCTTAAAGGTGGTGCTCAAGAATGAACAGAACTTGTTGCAGCTGGAATCACTCCAGTTGTAATGGTCCTGCATCTCGTTGATGATTTGCTTGACGTTGAAGTCGTCAGCAATGTACGCAATCGGAATCGCGTCGCTCTCACAAAACTTCTCCAGCTGTTGCATGAAGCGTCTTGCGTTGTGCCCTTGACTGTTCTTCTCTCGATTGAGAGACCACTTGTCATGGGTTGAAAGAGCAAATTGGAAGGCGTGCTGAAAGGTCTTGATGGTGGACTTCTCAGGCTTGCGCTCCATTAATTTCTCAAGTCTTGTCGCCATACAGCAATTGGGTGATGTGGTGAACAAGCTGCTCCCCTTTTGGGGTCAGTTTGAGAATCGTTCGGCGGCGATCGAGTGGGTCTACCTCCTTGCTAATCAGGTTCAAGCCAGGCTTGCGAAGCCTGTGGAAACGAGAGAGCCAGTCGGTGTTGCGGCTGCCGCTGGAGGTAGGGAAATTTAAGTCCTCCTCCAAGGCGACCTTGTGGCACTCATTGTGGGAAGCCACGTATAAGAAAGTGGCCACCACTTGAGCTGGCATCTCTCGATCAAGGACACGAATGGCTTCAATGACCTTGAGCAGTCGTTCGATCTGCGGATTGGTGAGTTGTCTTCTGAGTGGATCCATCGTATCGATGACGACAGTCCCATTCTAGACGCAGCCTACCCAAGTGGACAAGGTGTGCGGCGGAATCTTTCCACACATCCCAAAAGGAATCCTGATCAATGCCCACGTACAAGGGGCCAAGGCATACAAGCGTCATGCGTCCTTTGCTACAAGTACAAACGTATCATCCTGAAGTTGCTCCTGGGTTAACATTAGGAGTTCTTCACTATGCGGATGTTGCATAACGTCCGTGATCAGTTGCTGCAACCGGCGTTCAAAGGTGGTTTCACTCATCGGAAGTTTTCATGGTGAGGTGGTGGATTCGTTCGTGGTCACATACAGTGAACTCAATACCAGGGGTTCGCATCAGTTCTGCGACCTTGTTTTCAGCCGCTGAATGACGCTGATAAACGTGTTCTTTAATTGCTCCAGTCTTGCAATCACTCACACGAATGATGCAGCAGACACTAGACGGTAGCTCCCAATTGGCTACCTTCCATGTCATTAACTCCTCAAACGTGTGGGGCTCAAACATGTCATCTGGAGCCTCAAAATAAGAGTCCCAATTGTTGGGATAGTACCGCTTACCATTCATCTCTAAGCTTCACATTTATGAGCTGGTCGTTGTGTTCTTGGGACAGCTCAAGAGCAGACCACGCTGCATCTTCTGAGCTGGGCGCTAGGATGTATCTAGTACCAGAACGCAAGGTAATTTCATACACTTTTGGTACAACAGCAAAAGTCATACAATTACCTTTCATGCGTTTTTATTTGCAGCCTTGGCAGCAGTCCTGCGGCCCTGAGGCTTCTGGATTTCTTCCTTTATTGGTTCTTCTACCTCACTCTTCGATTCGTTTGTGACTGCTTGCTGCAGCACATCCCTGAGTTCTCTGTACTGCGCTGCCCATTGATGTTGGGGAAAGTAATACAACCAACATTCAATCGCGTTGAGAAGAAGCCAACGCTCGCTTTTTTGTTCGGTCATAGGTGGTGAGAAATACGATCAAGACGGTGGATGATGTTGAGCAGTTGTGTCCTTGTGAGAAGGCCACGGTGGAAGTCCTTGAGAAATTGATCCTCTAAGTCCTTAAGTTGTTGGTGGTTAAACCTCATTCGTATTTGTCCAGGTTTGTGACAGGAATGACATCTTGCACCATCTCATTGGGATGGCACATTCCGTCAGCAATACACCATGCGTCCTTGTATGTAGGCGCGTTGATGTACTCCATAGCAGTTGTATAACTGTATGGATTTAGGCCGAAGCTGATTTGGTACAACAAATGGCGTGCGTCCTTGTGATGATTGTGAAAGGTTTGGGCACTAAAAAACTCCGGTTTGTGGCCGGAGTTAGTTGTTAGTGTCATTTGTGGATGGGTACTATGTCCACGATTGAATGTGGGTACTTGTCGCAATAGTCATCTATCACACATTCTGCCGCTTCGTAGTCATCGTATCCGTCCAGGATTTCGTTACCTTCAAGAGAGAACTTGACGATGGCGTAGTACATGACAAAGAATGGATTGCGTAGGTTAGTGGATTGATTGACTAAGCGTCAGCCAACATGTAGCCGCTGAAGAACTCTTCAGTGTCAAACTGTTTGGTGCTTTTATTCCAAACACGAATAAACCATTGGCCACGCTTCTGAAATACTCCCTCACCGTCCACACAATGCGCCCAGCAAATAGCATTGAGGCGCGATTTGGTGGTTGCTGTTTGATGTTTGCCATCAAATAGCTGCACAAAGTTGTTGCCAATGCGGGCAATTTTGTTGCCGTAAAGGTACACGGTGGAGATGTTGTCACCGTCTGTCTCGACTCGGGTGTTGTCTAACGACCAGTTGAGACCCTCGATGATTGCTTCATTCATGAGCCGTTCGATCTTACGCATGGTGTGCCTCCTTGTGTGTGTGTGTGTTTAGGTTGGCTCAGTTGTCTTCCAATAGTTCGGGGTATGTTTCTTTGACTTCGTTGATTAATTCTTCTTCGCTATAGCAAGAGTATTGTTGATGCAGCGTATCAAACACAAACTGTTCCATCGT